CCGCCGGCGGAAAGAATGGAGGTTTACAAATCCAAGGTAAGTAACTTACCATTGATTCAAATCCGGGGTAACCTACTTATGATTTAATCATGGGTAATCTTATCATGTTACAATTGTTACAATTGTGTGACGACGGATTTGGGGCAAACGGGGGGGGTCGCCACCCGGAACTCATACTGACCCCCAAAAATACCCGTTTTTTTCGAGTCCATCCCATAAAAAAAGTTTACAAAAAGACGCGCTGGATGGTTTTTTGTGAAATTTTTCCCAGCATTTTTGCGGAGAATAATTGGGCCTAATCTCCGCCCGTCGACACGTCGCCGATTACCCGTCGATTCGCACGGCCAGAATAGTGGCCGATATTGCCGGCCGACGTCGACCCCTTTGCCGCCGGCTACGCATGGCCGACGTGCATAGTCTGAAAACATCGACCCCCTGAAATATTTGCGCCCCTTTTATTTTTCCGAAGGATTTCCCCCCCCTGGGGGTATAAATATTTCATTGCTATTCTTTTTTCAGGCGGTACCCCTAGGGGGGCTATGACGAATACGCTTATGACCCTTGCGGCCACGCTCGCCGCCATGACGCCGGAAGCCCGAGAGAAGGCCCACGTCGTGATCCTTACGAACGCCATCGGTGCGGTCGAGAGCGGCATGAACTACGCCGCCGTCGGGGACGGGGGCAAGGCCGTGGGGGCATGGCAGGTCCATGTGCCGGCCTGGGTGACGGCGAACCAATGGCGGGAGAAGCAGGGCTTGCCGAAGGTGCCGCGCAAAGAGTGGCGGGTGCCTGACAACCAGAGGGCCATCGCCGTGGCGTATGTGAGCTGGTGCAAAGAGCGGCTTGTCGACGACGGCATCCTGAACCCGTCGCCCGAGCAGGTCTATCTGGCCTACACGATGGGCTTCAGCGGCGCGAAGTCCGTAGGTCATTCGCTGGTCACGGCACCGAAGGCCAAGGCCGAAGCTGCGGAGCGGGTGGGCAACATCTACCGGGAACTGATCAAGTGAGCAAACGGTACACGTTCCAACTTAACGAACACGGATGCACGATCATCTGGGACGAACTATTGAAACGGCGTATCAATTATCTGCCTGGAGATGTGCTGGAACTTTTCAACCGAGTGCATGAACTCGAAAAACAGGTCGAGGCTTTGACCGTCGCCTATGGCGTCGAGCAACGAGCTGGCATGGAACTCGCCCGTAAACTTTCAAACCTATGAACCACCTACGAATGGATGACAGCGTATCCGTGCTTACGATCACGGGATACCAGAAACATGAGAACCCGTTGCCTAAGCCTGGCAGCGTCATCACGCGCAAGTATAAGGAACGGATTGGCACAAGGTTCGACGTCGACGCCCGTGGGTATGCGATCATCCACACGGCCAGTCCGATGATCGGCCCCATCATGCAGTCGGAGTGCAGGGTCGACCGGGTCGTCGAAGACGAGGCTTCGGTTCTTTACGCTGGCACCTACCGCAAGGTTACCATCGACACGACGGTGCTTTCCACCCGTCCTGCCTCCATCGAATGAAACCCTACCTTTGCATCGACCCGGGTGCCAACGGCGGCTGGGCATATCAAATGCACGGCGACGGTGCTTTCATGCACGGCGACAACGACGAACTCGCCGACCTTTGCCCCACGCCTGACACGACGGTGGTCATCGAGAAGGTGCCGGCGTTCGTCGGCCCTATCCCGGCGTCGGCGTCGTTCAAACTGGGCTACTCCTACGGCTGGATCGTCGGCCTGTGGCAGGGGCGCGGATTCAAGGTCGTGCTGGTGACCCCGCAGGAATGGCAGAAGACCATGGGCGTCGGCACGAAGGGGAAGGCCACGACGTCGGAGTGGAAGAACAAGTTGAAGGCCGAGGCCCAGCGTCGCTTTCCTTTGGTCGAAAAGATTACCCTCAAAACCGCTGACGCATTTTGCTTGCTCTCCCACGCGCAGCAGCACAACCTCTGATTCCTCCCATGATCAAGAAACTCATCAAAGTCCCCGCCGCCCGGACTCTCGCAAGTGTCGGCGATTCATCCTACGTCGTCCTCTCGGACGGAACGGTCGCCCGTCGGCTGAAGCCCGTGCTGGTCAACGACCATCCGTACTACAACATGAAGATCGACGGCGTCCTGCGGCGCGTGTCTGGCCGTCGCCTCATCGAAGCCGCCAAGCTCGCCTGACATGGAATCCAACGAACTGACGCCCGTCGTCAACACATCCAACGAACTCGCCGCCGCCGGCGTGTACGACCGCATCTCCGACCCCATGTCGGCGATCAAGACCCTCGGCCTGTCCATCTTCAAGTCCGGCATCTTCGGCCTGGACAAGCCGGAGCAGGGCGAAATCCTTGCCATGCAATGCATGGTCGAAAAGAAGTCCCCGCTGGAACTGGCGCGGACGTACCACTTCATCCAAGGGCAGCTCGCCATCCGCTCTGACGCCCTGCTGGCCAAGTTTCACCAGGCCGGCGGCATCGTCGAGTGGGGTGACCGAACCGACGAAAGGGTGACGGCCACCTTCCGCAAGGGGACGTCGTCCGCCGCCATCGTGGCCGACATGAAGGAGTACGTCGCCAACGGCACCGCGCTGGGCAAGGACGGCAAGCCGAAGGACAACTGGAAGAAGTGGCCCCGTCGGATGCTGACCGCCCGCGCGATCAGCGAAGGCGTCCGCCTCATCGCCCCGGAGTGCTGCTTCGGCACCTACACCGTAGAAGAACTCGACGCCACGCCCTCCCGGCCGTCCGTACGGCAGAACACCCTCACCCTCGACGAACTCGTCCCTGAGGCCAAGCGGGACGCCGCCGTCGAAGTCCTGCGGCAGACCGGCCACTTGACTCCGACGCAGGGCTGGGCAGACATCCCGACTGACCTTGCCGAGACCCTCTGCAAGAAACCCGGCCCGTTCCTCTCCGCCGTCGAATCCCATATTTCCCTATGAGCCACCCCCAAGAAGAAATCGTCCACGAATTCCGCCCCCTGCCCGACCGCACCCCGGAAGAGCAGGTCAAGGCGTTGACCCAGATCGTCCACCAGATGAGCCAGAACTGTTTCGAGGTCCGCCTGGAGCTGAACGACCTGAGGGAGCAGAACGTCGAACTGATGAAGGAACTGCTCTACCTGCGGAGCGTGTCCGACCGCGCCGCCGTCGCCAACTACAAGAACCTCATCAAGAACTGACATGGACGAAACCAAACTCCTCATCATCCTCAACATCATCCTGACGACCATCGTCATGGTCCTGATTGATTACAAATCCAACAAGAAATAATCCCATGAGCATCATCATCAAAGAAGAAGCATATCAGGAATATCCCGGCCTCTCGCAGAGCGGCGCGAAGGAACTGCTGCGTTCACCTCGGCATTATCTGGAGTACCTGAAGCGTGACCGCACGGAACAGACGCCGGCCCAGCGTCTCGGCACCCTCATCCACCTGGCTTCGCTCCAGCCCCGTGTCTTCGACGCCACCATCGTCGTCGCCCCGGAGTGCGACAAGCGCACGAAGGAGGGCAAAGAAATCTGGGCCGCTTTCCAGTCCAGCCTCCAGCCTGGTCAGGAGGCCATATCGGCCAAGGACGGCGAGCTGGTCACCGCCGTGTCCATCGCCGCCCGCGCCGGCCTCGACAAACTGATGAAGGACTACAAGGGCATTTCCATGGTGACCGAAGTCCCGATGGTCGGCCGTGTCAACGGCACGGACATCAAAGGCAGGCTCGACGCCATCATCAGCACGGAGGACGGCCGCAAGATCGTCGTGGACATCAAGACGACCACGGATGCCGGCACCCCGTTCGTCCGTGATATCGCCAACTATATGTACTATCTGCAAGGGGCGTGGTATACCACGCTGGCCCACGCCGACGAGTTCGTGATCCTTGCCGTCGAGAAGGACGCGCCGAACGAATGGGCCTGCTACGCCCTCGACGCTGAAGCCAAGCAAAGGGGACTCATCCTGATGAACTCCGCCATCGACCTGTTCCGTTCCTGCAACACGTTCAAGCAGTTCCCGGGCTACACCAAGGACGTGCAGACGGTCTCACTCCCGAAGTGGGTCCAGTAATTTCCCATCCACCCATAACCCAAACCCAGTAACAACATCATGTCGTTCAAGTTCAATCCCAACGCCGCCGAGGACCGTAAGTACGTCGCCAAGGCCGGCACCTACCTGGCCACCGTGCAGGCGTCGAAGCAGGACTACCTCCCGCCCCGCGCCGACCTGTACGCCCGCATCACCTTCGTGACGAACGAGGGCGAGACGGTCTTCGGCGACCTGTTCGCCAAGCCGGACAAGAACGGCGGTCACGAACGCCTGGAGCAGTTCCTTGCCGCCACGGCCACGGACGCCGAGATCAAGGAGTATGTCGCCGGCGGCGAGCTGGAGGTCGACGAGTCGTTCCTTGCGAACATCCTCGCCCGTGCCAAAGGCCGCAGCCTGAAGGTGCGCGTGACCGAGCGTAAGTACACTAAGAAGGACGGGACGGAGGGGGTGGCCTACCAGGCGTCCTTCTTCACCCGCCTGCCGAACGGCCCCGAAAACCCCTTCTAAAAGGGGGGTCTAGACGGTACCGAAGGGGGAACGAAAGTTCCTCCTTTTTTGTGCTTGTGTTACTCACGGGACTGTCAATAACAGGAGACGCCACCCGCATAATATCCATAACACCCATGAAACTCACCAAGAAACAAGAACTCGCCCTCGCCCTCGCCGACTTCAAGGAGATCATCCAAGTCGTCGCCATGTGCAACCCTGACCTGGAAGGTCCGAACGCCTGCTGGAGCCACTCCATCTGGGCCTGCAAGAACGCCAGCGAGGTCACCGCAACGGTTACCTGCCATGGCGGCGAACCGAACCGCTACTGGTTCGACAAGCGTATCGTCGCCTCCGAACTCCGTGGGATGCTCAAGGGCGACCCGGAGATTGAGTACTTCGTCTTCCGCTGCGGTGCGAAGCGTTCCAAGTGGACCATCGTCGACGCCAAGCGTTTCGCCAACACCGTCACGGCCTAACATGGAACTCAAGCTCCGAGACTATCAGGAAGCCGCCGTGACCGCCGCGCTGGCTCACCTGTCCAAGGGCGTCAACCCGCTCGTCATCGCCCCGACGGGTGCCGGCAAGACCGTCATCGCTTCGGCGATCATGACCCGCTGGCAGGCCGGCACGACCCGCAAGTGCTTCTTCGTCGCCCACCGCAAGGAACTCATCGACCAGGCCGCTGCGACGATGACCCGCGCCGGCGTGGTCGGCGAAGCCCTGTCCGTCTTCTCCGCCGACTTCGACCATATCTCCGCCGAGGACAAGGCCACGGCTCTCGTCGTCTTCGACGAAGCGCACCATGCCGTCGCCTCGTCGTGGGCCAAGTTCAACGCCGTGTTCACCGGCCCGAAGGTCGCCGTGACCGCCACGCCTGACCGCCTCGACCGCCAGAAACTTGAGACCGTCGGCTTCGTGCCGGCGTACGAGATCGCCATCCGCACCCTCATCGAGCAGGGTCACCTCGTCCGACCCATGGCCCAGAAGATGCCGGTCGAGATGAGCCTGATCCGTATGCGCGGTTACGACGACGCCCTAGAAGCCGTGGCCGACAGCATCGTCACCGAACTGAACCGCTGGGACCGCAAGAAGGCCATCGCCTTCCTGCCCGAGGTCGATACGTCCGTCCGCCTGGTCGCCCTGCTCCGCCAGCGCGGCGTCGAAGCCGGCCACGCCGACGGCAGCACGGGCAAGTTCCGTGCCGGCACCGTCGAAGCGTTCAAGCGGGGCGAGCTGCGTGTCCTGTGCAATGTCAACCTTTTGCCCTTTGGTGCCAGATGATTGGCCGTGGCCTCCGCACGGCTCCTGGCAAGACCGACTGCCTTATCCTCGACCCCATGTGGATCAGCGGCGAGAATTCCTTCTCACCGGCGGACGCATTCACCGTCCACCCTCAGGCCAAGGCTCCCGTCATCGACGGTTCGCATGACCCGCTCGACGCCGCCGAAGCCTGCGACCGTCACGCCGAGGAGACCATGCTTCGCCGCATCGCCGCCGAGGAGCAGCGGTCGGCCACCAAGGAAGCGAAGGAACTGGGGCTGGTCGACCTGTCCGTCGCTTGTGCCGTCTTCGGCTTCGTCCTGCCGGCGGCGACGACCGAATCGTCCATGTTCCACTTCCAGACCACCGCGCTGGCCTCCTACGGCGTCCACGCCCGTGGCCTGACCTCTGACCAGGCCGACTGGATGATCGCCCGCCTGAAGGCACGGGAAGCCCTTAATCTGGCCACCGTGAAGCAGGTACGCAAGCTCCAGCAATTCGGGGTGCGCGGTGCCGAGCGGATGACGAAGGAATCGGCGTCGAAGGCCATCGGCTCCGATTGGCGGATGCAAAAGGCGTCGAAGCCCAAGTCCCCCCTGCAAAAAATCTACGGCCGCATTTTCGATAACTATGGAGAATAAAAACACCCAGCCGCTGGTCTTCATGATCACCGGCGTCGCCCGCGCGGGGAAGGATACCTTCGCCGCTTGTATGATGGAAAAGTTCAACGGCAACGGCAACCGTTGCGAGGTCTTCAAGTTCGCCGACGTGCTGAAGGAACGGGCGAACGACGTCCTCCGGGCCATGGGGGTCTTCAAGCATGGGGTCATCGACTTCCATGCCGAGGACTTCAAGGTGAAACATCGGGGGCTGCTGGTCGAACTGGGACGCACCCTCCGGGGGGTGGACAAGGATATCTTCGCTCGGCACCTGAACGCTCAGGTCGCCCTGTTCTTCGACTACGCCCCGCTCGACGTCAGGCCCGTGGCCTTGGTGTCGGACTGGCGGTACCTGAACGAGTACCTGTTTCTGGCCAAGCACCTCGACGCGCAGATCGTGACGGTCGAGATTCAGCGTCCAGGCTTCGGGCCGGCGAACGACGAGGAGGCGGAGAGCTTGGCCGACATGATGTCGTCGATGCAGATACTGCACACGAGATTGGCGGTTGACCCCTCCGGCGTCCGTGCCGTAGCGTCCGAAATCTACCACATCTACCGATGAGACCCGACAAAGAACAGATTGACCGCTTGGGCTGGGAAGCCTGGGCGGATAATGTCATCGTCAACACGATTGAAAACCTGCCGGCAGACGCCACGGCGATGACCTGTGACCACGGCGACGTCAGCGTCAAGGTCAGCCTGGTCGGCAAGGATGTCGTCGGATTCGTCCGCGCTTACGTCCCAGGCTACGGCTGGAAGCACCACGAACGCACGATCCGTCGTGCCTGCTACGACAACTGATGGGCAAGTATATCCCAGTCGAACCCGAGAAGTGGGCGGAGATGGTCAAGGCGATGGCCGAAGTGACCCGCCTCAAGGCCGAGGTCGAGCGGCTCCGCAAGGCCGGGGATGCTATGGAACAAGAAGTCATTGGTTGTTATTTTGAGCAAGATGACCCAGCAGACTCCGAAAGTCTCCGAGCGTGGCGAGCCGCCAAGGAGGGCAAGCAGCCATGAGCCGCCCTAAGCATCGCCCCCGTCGGCCCGTTAAGCGCGGACTGACCAAGGCCGAACAAGCTACGGTCACCCGGACGACCCTAGCCGACAAGACCCGCTGGGAATACCTTTTCTCTTTGAACGCATGGAAGCCCGCAAGCTGAACCGCAAAGAAGTGTACGGCCTGGTCAAGCAGGCGGTCATCGACGGACACTCCGCCGGCCTGACCTACGCCGAAGCCGCCGCCAAGTTCAATCTACGCCGAGCCAGCCTTTATGTCGCCGCCGCCAAGCTCGGACTATCCCTCAAACCATCCAAGCATACCAAATGAGAAAACCCCCTATCAACCTGACCGAGTACACCCATAAGATGCCGCGCCGCTGCCACGCCCTGCTGGTGATCCTCGACGGCGGCAAGGTCGAGCATCCCGAGTTCGTGGCCTACAGCCGTGACGAGTTCGCCGACGCCATGGCCAAGTGGAAGCGCACGGTGCTGCCGACGCTCCGCCGGTCGAACGTCGAGTTCTGGGAACTGCACAACGGCGAGCATACCTGCGTCAACCTGCTGAACCGATGAACAACCTGAAACGGGTCAACAGGTACGGCAAGCCGCCGGCACGGACGATCATCCCCCAGGCCATAGGTCGGGGGCTGACGACCAAGGAAGCGGCCTACGAATACGGCTATTCCCTCCGTGCCATCCAAGAAGCCGCCAACCGCATGAAGATGTCCTTCATCTACGCCGGCACGGGGCGACCCCCTAAACACCTGCCTAACAATACACAATGAACATCAACAAAGGCTGGAAAAGGTTCATGGCGGTCGGCTGCTCCCACGGGATGTACGCCGACCCGAAGGCCATCGAGGGGGTGCTGAAGTTCAAGGATCGGTTCAAGCCCCATATGACGGTCCACCTAGGCGACTTCGTGGACATGACCCCGTTCATGTCGTCGGCGCGGGGCAAGGGCGACGCCGTGGAGCCGGACATCGGCGGGGGGCTGAAGTTCCTCGACCAGCTCCGCCCGAACGTCGTGCTGGCCGGCAACCATGAGGTCAGGCTCTGGCGCGAAGCGGCCTCGGACGACGAAATCTATTCCGGCTACGCCCTGCGTCTCATCAACGACATCACCGAACATTGCCGGAAGCGGAAAGCCCTCTTCGTCGAGTACACGGGCATCTGGCAGGCGTTCCAGTTGGCCAATTACAAGTTCACCCACGGGACCGTCTTCGGGGAGAACGCACCCCTGACCCGCCGGGGGGCTATGGATTATGCCAACACGCGCAGGGCCACGTTCGCCTGGTCGCAGGGAATGGTTTTCGGTTACTATACCGACGAGAAACTCATCCCGTGGGTGCATGAGCAGCCTCACGGCCAAGACGAATGGATTTTACCCGTATGAAGACCGAAGACGTCCTGAAGAAACTTTGGAAAATAAGGTCAAAGGGAGCCGATGAGGTTCCCAAAGGATTCAAAGACTTGGATCAATTGAAGAAGGAATGGAATGTCCACCGCACGACGGCCCGGGAATGGGTGCTGGAACTGGTCAAGGCCGGCGAGCTGAAGCAGGTCAAGTTACGCTATTTTGACGGCAAGCGTATCCAGATGAAATACTTTTACGGTTGACGCCGTATTGGGGCAGGGGGATAAAGATTTTGCCACCATGACCACCGAAGATCGCATTTCCGGGGCGAGAGCCTATCTCGCCAAACTGCCTGCCGCCGTACGCCTGGGCGTTGCTTCAGGAGTTCAACGCCCGTTGCTCGCCCCCGTGGAGCGAGAAGGAACTGCGTCACAAGTTGAACGACGCCTACGTCAAGCCGCACGAACGCCAGAAGGGCTGGCTCGTCGCCGGCAGGGAGCGTCGGGTCGGCGCGAACGGCCGCTTCGTCTTCGACCCTACTCGGGTGGCCGAGCTGGCCGACGCCCAGACGCCGTTCACGACGGCCGACGTGCTGCTGAACTGCTTCAAGGACGAGGACGTCATCTGCATCACGAACGAGGCTGGCCAGACCGAGGACGGCAAGTGGTTCCCGGCGTCGAAGGGTCTGTTCCTTACCCGCGCCGAGTGGATCACCAAGTTCTTCGGCCCCGGTGCCGTCGGTGCCGGCAAGTTCGCCGCCTCGGAGTCCGGGGCATGGATTCGGATTAACCCCTTCACCCCTGACGACTTCACGGGTACGGACGGTGCGGTGTCCGCATACCGCCATGTGCTGGTCGAGTTCGACAAGAAGCCGAAGGACGAGCAGGTGGCCATCTTCCAACAGTCGAACCTGCCCATCAGCCTGCTCGTCGACTCGGGCGGCAAGTCGGTTCACGCCTGGGTGCGGGTCGACGCCGAGACCAAGGAGCAATGGGAGGAACGCCGCAACACGGTGTACGACTATCTGGCCGACCATGAGCCTGACCCCCAGAACAAGAACCCTTCCCGCTGGAGCCGGCTGGGGGGCGTCATGCGCGGCGAGAACGAGCAGAAGATCGTCGCCTTCAAGGTCGGGGCTTCGGACTGGGACGAGTTCATCGTCTGGCGGGAGGGTCAGGACTTTCCCGAGGAGGTCACGACCGACGTCCTTGAGAACTACGACGTCCTGAACGACCCGAACACGGTCATCGGCCACGGACGCTGGTTGCAGAAGGGCGGCTCGCTGCTCATCACCGCGCAGTCCGGCATCGGCAAGTCTTCCTTCGCCATGCAGATGGCCATGTCATGGGCTTGCGGACGGGAGTTGTTCGGCATCCCGGCGAAGCACCCGCTGAAGATGGGCGTCCTCCAGGCCGAGGGCGATGTCGGCGACATGGCCCAGTCCTTCCAAGGCGTCATGTCGGGCATGAGGTTGAACAACGACGAGAAGGCCATGGTCAGGCAGAACCTGCACTTCTTCAACGAATCGTCCAAGCGCGGGAACGACATCATCCAGCTCGCCCGCAAGATCATCGTCCGGCACAAACTGGACGTCATCGTGCTGGACCCATTGATGGCTTACATCGGCGGGAACATCAATGACAACGTCGACGTCACGAACTTCTGCCGTGGGCTGCTGGAGCCGATGCTCAAGGAGACGGGGTGCATCGCCATCCTGATCCACCACGAAGGCAAGCCGAAGGCCAAGGAGGTCACGGACGGCCAGACCTTCTCCGACATCATGTACAGCGGTACGGGGGGAGCGGAACTTGTGAATTATGTGCGAGCCGTCCTGAACATCCGCCGGGAGTCCAAGGACCAGCCGGTGTTCTCCTTCATGCTGTCCAAGCGCGGCAAGGAGGCCGGGATGCGTACCCCCGACGGCAAGCCTACCCTGACCCTGAAACTCAAACACGCCGACGACCGGGTGTTCTGGGAGGTCGCCCCCTTGGCCGGCGGTTTCGAGCTGCTCAAGGTCGGCCAGCAGTTCCGGCACTTTGAGTCCAAGCCCAAGGTCAGCCGGGGGGCTTTGATCGAGGAACTGGTCTCCGACCACAAGTTGAACCGAGACCAGGCGGAGTCCCTCATCAAGGCCATGGTGACCAACGGCATCATGGAGCCTCGGAAGGTCGGTGCGGCCCTGTACTATCAGGGGACGAAGTACGAGTAGTCCTGACCCCCTAGGAAGCCCGTGGCGGGGCTTTCAGGGTCTGGGGCGACTACTTACCCTTGCGGAGCCTAGAAAGGGCGTAGTCGACCAATTCAGGGCTTGCGTACCCCGCCATGCCGGCGGCGGCATATCCAAGGCCGATATTGCTGAAATAGGACTGGGTAGCCAGCCCGACCAGCAGGGAGGTCAGTCCGGCTATGGCCGTGCGACGGGCGATGTAGCCGAGGCTGTGCCTCTCCGTCGAGCAGAAGTAGCGAACCAGCCATGAGGCCGAGCCAATCAGGATGCCGAAGCCGACGTCACGCAGGGAGACGGGGATGTCGTCAGGGGTAGGGGGGAGGGCTGCGCTCACGAAATCTTAGGGGGATTGGAATTGGGGTTAAGGAGGACTCGGCGGTAGTTCTGATCCCATAGGACGGCGGCGAGGTCTTTGCCTGCGCGGTCGACCTGGGCTTCGGACATCTCGGGGAAGGTCAGGTGGACCTGCTCATGGCAGAGGACTTCCAACTGACGCTTGGCACCGAGGCGGGGGTCAATCTCGATCAGCCCTTCGCCGATGGTCGCCTGACCCCAGGCTCGCTGCCGGCCCAGTTTGACGTAGACCACCTTACTCTTTTTTCGACGCTTCGTCATTGGAGGGGGGTTCGTTGACCGAGTCGCGCACCTTGTCAGCCAGCCACCATAGGCCGAGGCCGGCGGAGACGATCATCGTGCCGGCGGCGATGTATTCAAAATACTCGGAGTCGATGATGAACGGGACGGCTCCGCAGAAGCCCCCGCAGAGGAGCAGGGGGATGCCGACTTTCGGTCCCATGAAGGCGGTCGTGAGCGCACCAATCACGGCGAGAGCGGCACCCGTCATGGTCCAGATGTCATTGGAGGCTTCCTGCCTGATGCGGTCGACCTCGGCGGTCAGCTCCTCGATGCGCTTGTCACGGGCGGCGAGGGCGGCCTTGCTCGCGGCGACCTGGGCTTCGAGGGTCTGCCAAGCCTGCTCGGCAGCCT